ATGAGAACCATTACAAATGATTCGAATACTCGTGTAACCTTCGGTGGTACAAAGAAAAGCTAATTATTTAGTAATTCCTAAACCAACGAATTAACTTAAATAGTAAAAAGGAAAAAAACTATGGCAAACACAAACACAGGCGGATTTGGTTTAAGAGCTGTAATGACTGTTGGTAATACTCCAGCAACGTCAGGACAATCTGAGTACCCAGTCCAAACAGCGCCAGGTGTTGGATTGTTCAAAGGTAATCCAGGTTCTCTGCAAGATGCAGGTAACACAGGATTCTTGCAAGACGCAAGCTTTGCAGCAACTGACGATGGCGGAAACGGCGGTAGCGCGTTTGTTGGTGGCACTGATGCTAACTTATTAGGTGTTCTTAACGGTTTCTTCTTTATAGATGGAAACGGAAACCCTACATTTGCTAACTCAGTAGCAGCTGGACAAACAACTAGCGTCGACTACAATACTGGATCCAATGATATTACTGGATTCGTAATCGATAACCCACAACAAGAATATGTTGTAAGAACAGATGCCCAATTAGGTGCTAGTGCAGCAAACGTACAAGCAGCTATGGGTCTTGACTACAACATAGCGAGCTTTACAGCAGGAAATGCTAAAAGTGGAATGTCAACTGCATTATTAGATATTACTAACGGTGCGGGTGCAAACGATATGTTCACATTAGTAAGAATTGCTGGAACACCTGAACAACAAGATGGTCAGGCAGCTGGTTGTGATGTTGTTGTAACAATTAACCCTGCGGCAGCGCAGTACAACTAATAACAAATAGGAGTATATAACTATGGCAATATCAAGAGCACAACTAGTTAAGGAACTAGAGCCTGGTCTAAATGCACTATTTGGACTAGAGTACAAAAACTACGCGGATGAGTGGAATGAAATTTTCGACACAGAAACATCTGACAGGGCTTTCGAAGAGGAAGTAATGTTAGCAGGTTTCGCAAACGCGGCAGTCAAACCTGAAGGACAAGGTGTGGCTTTCGACGATGCACAAGAAACTTTCACTGCTCGTTACACTAACGAAACGATTGCATTAGCATTCGCTATAACAGAAGAAGCTATCGAAGATAACTTGTATGACAGACTTGCGTCTAGATATACAAAAGCGTTAGCAAGATCTATGGCGTCTACTAAGAATATCAAAGGCGCAGCGGTATTAAACAATGCGTTCGATTCTACTTTTGCTGGTGGAGATGGTAAAGAGCTTTGCGCTACTGACCACCCTACATTAGCTGGTACGTTTTCAAACGAATTGTCAACACCTGCTGAGTTGAACGAAACATCATTAGAGCAGTCTTTAATTGACATTGCTGCATTTACTGATGAAAGAGGCCTAAAAATCGCAGCGCAAGGAACTAAATTAATAATTCCTTCAGCGTTAAGATTTACTGCGGATAGACTTTTAATGTCTGTTGGTAGAACAGGTACAGCTGATAACGATATCAACGCAATTAGAAATATGGGAATGATTTCTGGTGGATACACTGTAAATCACTACTTAACTAATGCGAAGAAATTCTTTATCAAAACAGATGTGCCTAATGGTCTAAAACA